GTGGATCAACGCCGATAGTGTGCATTGCCTGAATTGGACAATTCGGCTTTCAAAAATGTCGCTTGCCTCAATTTCTTCAGGATCGCCATCCTCCCAAAATGGCAACCAAGTCTCACCGGCCGTGGGTGAGCCCCAGGAAGCAGGAAATGCTGCTGCCACGAATCCTGGAAGTGCGTTAGCCAGTTCCTCTCCAACTACAACATTCGGAGGAACGACCAACGCAGAGCAACTCTTCGAAGCGAAATACGACGAGCCGGCATCGTCTTCTGCACCACCAGCTGAATCGAGTACAACTGCTGATGAATCAGACGAGTCCTCAACAAGTTCCGAAGACACGCCAATAGCTGAACGCCCGCTGCTGTTGGACAGCGGTGCCAAATTGCCAAAAGCTGGCGTAGTGTGGCCCACCAACTACATCATGACCTGCAACGTCGGTCCGGTCAAGATTGAACAACAGGGCAAACTCCGAGCATGGGAGTGCTCGTATGGGGTGCCAGGAACTGTTGTGTTGCCGTTGAACAAGAAAGTAGAGAACGGCATGGAGATCATTTTCAAGCCAGATGAGCACGGTGGATTGTTCCCAGCTCACCTTACACTCAGCAAGCTGCAAGTTGATAAGATCAGGACTATGCGGAAAAAACTCGCGTCATTCACAGCCAAGACTCTCGCGGCAGTGCGTGAGGCCAGTAAGAACAGAATACCAACCTCACTAGCCAATTTCATCAATCGCATGCCGCCTGAGGCAAACAGAATGGCGGACATCGAGTCTGAGCAAGAAGAGGTTGCTCCACTCCCTACACTGCCACGATCACGCAACGCCAGACCAGCTGTTGCACCTATTCGCGCAGAAGGCATGACATCCGCAGAAGCGCTATCTCAGCTGGCAGATCGTCCACACACTGATCCTGCCACCATGAAGTATTCAGAGCCACAAGAGTTCGTTGCCAGTGTTGACTGCAGTGTCTGTGGGACGACGGATCGATACACGGCAAAAGATGTCGCCTTTTTTGAGAAAAAGGGGTGGACACTCCCAAAACGCTGCAAAGAATGTCGAGCTGGCAAGAAGTACCCGGACGGCGCCCGTGTGGCTCCGAGCGATGTCTTCAAGGAATCTGACGATGATGAATCTATCGTGTCTGAGGATGGTAAGAAGGTTTGCCAACATTTTCTCAAGACTCACAAGTGTCCAATGGGTGATGAGTGTCCGGACTGGCACCCACCTCCTGGCCACCGTCCCATTGTTTTTTCTCAGGACGCTCGCCTCGACGCAGAACGAGACTTCTATATCAAACGTGACGATCCGTTCACTGGCGACGCCCCTGATCCAGACAAGCGATGCTTTGAGCCTGGTCCGAGAGCGTGGAAGTCGTATGAGGTCGACGAGCTTGATGAATACGCTCAACAGGTGTCTCCTTTCTACACTGCAGTGCCCAGTGGCAAGCATATGGCACCGAAGGTGTTTCTGCTCGATCTCTTCACAGGCAAGAAGCGCACTGTCCGGCTGTTGTCATCAATAGTCGAAACGATGCGAGGTGAATTCATGTGGGCACCCCGCGATCCGGAGCTGAAAAACTTCGTTGTGTGCGCGTCCAGAGTATTGAGGCACTTGGCCAACGTGCGCATTTCAGCACAGGAGATTCGTGACCACGAGCTGTACGTTCCATTGCTAGTTTTTCGCGAACACACTTTTCGTGCCGACAGATGTCTTGCTTCTGGAAAGTACATCGATATCAAGTCACTAAAACTGCGAGGAGACGCGATTGGAGCTGCGATGTACGCAATGCTCAAGTGGACGGTGATGAGAGTTGACGGAGAGTTGGATGATTTCGTGCACACAAACATGGCTGTGGCGAGCACCTTCCACACAAGCCGCAACTTGTCGGAACTTGCATTGTTTGGCACCGCTTTGGCTGGCACCACAGTACTCACCGCGAAATCACCTATGTGGGTTCGGGTTGCTGTTGTGGCACCTTTGTTGGAAGAGGGCCTTCGATATTACAGCCCAGCGAACACAACAAACATGTTGATAACGGCTGAAACATTCGGCAAACTGGCAGTTGCTGGCCAATTCGCGAGTCAAGGCGACATGGTCAACGCCATTCGCAGCGTGCAGGGTGCATATACCGGGGCCCTGATGCATGCCAAGTGTCGTATGTACATGGAGCAAGACAAGCCATTGCGCGCACTTGCCTTGCACGCGCTCAACAACTTCTTTCCAG